GGTGATGTAACATTATTTTGGAAAAACAATAATCAAGGATTTTTAAAATCAAATGATTTAAATCAATTTCCTATTGACGATTTTGGAAATTTTGTAAAAAAATGGACAAATAACTGGTTAACAATATATGGAAATGCAGAAACAACCCCTGGTAGTGGCATATTAAATAAAGATATATTATTTACAGACACTCAAACTATAGAACAAATACTAAACCAAATATCTCAACAAGGATACCCAGTAGGATTTAGTGCTGATGAAGTATTTGAAGGTTGGAATAATGAATTAATTTATAAAACTAATCAAGTTATGACTTCAAACTTAAATTATTTTTATCCTTTTCCAAACCAACGATCTTTTTACAATAATGATGGTAGTGAAATAAGAATAAAAGAGGTAATACTTAAAACTCGAGTCCCTGAGACATCCCAACCAAACCAATCAACCGGCGGTGGTGGTAATGTTCAAATAAGAGATGATGCTTATTATAAATTAAATAATGAAAAATTAAAAGAAAACATTGAATTCTTTTTAGATAATGCTCAAGATAATGTAGGTGACAATCCTTTTCAAATTGTAAAAGAAGCATATGAGGCTGGGCTTGGGTTAGAGAATGGATCACCTATAAAAGATTTTTTCTTTTATGACAGTTATGTAATGTATGGTAAACCAAATTCTTTAGTTCATAAGTATTATGACTATAAAAATACAACTAGTATTTATAATGAAATTTGGATGTTAGAATCAAACAACCCAGAAACTTCAATTACAGAAACCCAAAAAGCCTTTGGAAATAAAATTAATTGGACAGAATTTTATTTAAACATAGATCCCGTTACACAAGCACAAAATTCTTCAGCATTTATAAAAACAGATAGATACAGAAACGTAGTACCATTAACAAATGCTGAGAAAACTGATATTTTAAATAATCCTCCTACAAAATTCCAATAAAACTATAAATGTATATTCCACCAAATAAAATAGATCCTAGAGTTTATTATACTAATGGGGGAGAATACTACTATGCTTCTAATTTAACAAACTATGTAGGATATTATAGGAAAGATGTTAATGGAAGAGCATATGCTGGTAAAGAATTAACTGTTAATTCTCCACAGTTAACACCTTCTATTATAGTTAGATCAAGCCCTCCTTCTAATATTAACTTAGGATCTAATCTTTCTACTGTTTATCTTTCAATATCTAGAAATACAAAACAATCGTTAATAGAATCTTCTAATCCTATACCTGATAGTTTACCCCCTACACAACAAGAATATGATCAAACCTTTTATGTAAGATATTTTTTAGAGTATTTATTAAGTAGTAAACCTATTATTGCAGAAGTAAATAAAGGAACCTATTTTAATTATGTTAATAGTAGTCTTCGTAAGTATTTCAATAATGTAGAATTACTATGGAAAATCAGTGGTCCATTGTATGATATAAAAGAAAATGATATATTAATGAAAGGTGGAGTTATTGATTCTAATTTAAGATCTATAAACCAAGCTCAAAAAACCATGCCTGGCATTAGAGATTATTTAACAGATTTAACTCTTTATTATAAAAAATAATATTTATTGTATATAATCTATGAAATATCTATTGAACGAACATTTAAACGTATTAAGAATAGCAAATATTCAAGGTCCTCAAAGAGAATATGAAGAATTTCTTCAAGCTCTTTATGAAATACATTTAAATAATTTACCTCAAGACCAACTTTTAAATGAAGGTAGAGAATTTGTAGATAAAGTAAAAGACACTTTTAAAAAAGCAACAGGTCAATCTAAAAAATATTTACAATATAGTTTTAATCAATTTAAAAAGAATGGTGAAAAACCTAGTGAATTTGTAAAAGAAATAGGTGATATTTTTCAAGGAGTAAATATAAAAGAAGTAGATAAAGTAAAAGGTGCTTTAAAGTTAGCAAAAATTTATTCTTTATCTGGTAATAACATTAATGAAGCTACTGGAAAAGCAGTAGATATTTCTTCAATAAGTGATTTAGAAAACTTACAAAATGGGCAAAAATTTATTTGGAAGGGTAAATATGAACCAGATTATGAGGATAACATTGGAAAAATACTTAATCCTATAAGAGGGACAGTTGGTCAAACAGCTGGTGATATTTATGGTTTAGTACCAGATGAAGAATATTATTGGGCTTACGATAGTGAAAATAATCAAAAATATTTAGTTAATGCTAAACAAAAAAATGTAATAGAAAAATCATCACCTGGTGGTGCGAAATTTATCCAAAAAATAGGAGACTTTTTTAGGAAATTTAAATGGTTAACAGCTGCGATGGTAGCCCCAGTATTAGCTTCAGCTACTGTAGGAGCAAATGCTGAACCAATTGGTCAATTAGTTAAAGCAATTACAGGAGATAACGTAAATATAGATAATACACCAGATAATGTAACTGGAAGTAATCCTGATTACATGGGTGATATTGATCAAGATAAAATAACATCAGCTGGAGGTGGAGATGATGTTAAAGTTACTAAAGGTAACGTAGATTTAGGAGTAGATAGCCCTGACAGCACAGATAGCACTAATATTCAACAATTCAAACAAGATGCTAAAAAATTATTACCTGATGAAAATTTTGATTTTGTTAAAGCATGTTTAAAATTTGATACTGGAGAATATAAAGCAGATCAATCTACTAAAGATGCTGTTGCAAAAAATTTAACAAAATCAACATTAAAAGAAGTAGAAAAAATAATAAAAGAAAAGGGTATTACTAAAAGTCTCACAATTAATCAAAAAGTAATAGGACATATTTCTTCAAATCCTGATAAATCAAATGGTTCAAATCAATCTAATGTAGCTAATGATGAATCTAATTTAGCAAAAGGAAGAGCAGCAACTATGGAGGAAATAACTAAATTATCCAATGAACAAGTTGCTAAAATTATAAAAGATAAACTTGGCATTGATGTAAAATTTAATACAAAAGTAATATCAGATTCAGATATAGATGGCCAAGTCCAACATAATGCTGTAGATCAATCTGCTGATCAATCATCAACAACAGAAGTAAAGGTTGACACTGACGGAGGTAAAAAAATACCAACAATAAAAAATTGGCAACCTATTGTAGCAGTTACTGGTAAAGGTGGAAGTGATATGGGTCAAAGAGTAGACATTCCTGGAAAAGAAGAGGCACCAAATCGAACTGATGACTCTCCTAAAGATAAAGAAGATAAAGAAACTGAAAGAAGAACAGATACTACAAGACCTATTCCTGTAGGAGATGCTAATCCTGATGAAGCTAAAAAATTATTTAAAAATAAAAATTTAAACAGAAACCAAGAAATATTTAGTGTGTTAAAAATGGCTAATCCTAACATTAAAGGAGATCCAAATGACACAACTTACAAGTCTTGGGATCCTAATACTAAAAAAGTTGTTATTAGTTTACGTAAAAGTCCTGATACTCTTTTAAAGAAATTTCAACAAGTAACGGGAATTAACTTAAGTCAAAGACAAAAATCAACAGGATTCTTTAAAAGATCAGGAGTAGCTGAAAGTATTTCATTAGGAAACATGTTAAGTGAAGCTGCTATTGACCAAACTTTAGCAACTATTGGTGTTACTGATGATGCTATTAGAAAAAATAAAGTAGAAGTAATGGCTATGTTAATGGATATGTATAATCTTCGCTATGATGATGTAGACAAGTCTAAATTAACTCCAGACGAACAAAAACAATTAAAAGATATTACTGTATCTGACGAATTAGAAAAACAAATTCAAAAACAACGTCCTGATGTGTCAGTTTTAGAAAAAGACATTGAGTCAAATACATCACTAAAAACAGCTTTAAGTAGAATTAACACTTACGATGAATTTGAAGCTTTAGTTTTAGGAATGGCTGCTTTAGTTAATCCAAACTTTGCTAAACAAAAACAAGACGTTAGAACAGCATTAAGTTCTTTAGCTAGTAAAGTTAGAACTATGAAAGAAGAAAGTGATACTCCTTCAGACACAAAAGGAGTTTACAAGATTATTGAAACTTTAAAATTATTAAAAAATCATTTAAATAACATAAACAATAAAGAAGAATTTGAACAATTAATTTTTGCTTTATTGAAATACATTGATCCAAAAGGTACTATTACTAAAGACACAAGTAAACTAGCAAGTGCTATAATAGCTGCTTCTAACAGAAGTTCATTAAAAGATGCTAGGCCTATAGATTTAGATCAATTAGGAAGATAATAGAGAGGCTTGGTTTTTACCAAGCCTTTTCTTATTATATAAGTAAAGGTTATGCATGCAATTATTGAAACAAAACTACAATTAGAAAGACTACAAGAATACTGTGAAGATTCTTGTTTTGTTCAAATTATTCCTGGTAACGATTGTTTTCATCCTAAATTTAACAATGTAGTAGCTGTTTATTATCACTGTTTAAACAGTAAAGGTTACATTTTTCCAATTAATCACAGTGAAACATTTAATTTAGATTGGCAAGATGTGTTAGATTTCTTAAATAAACACAAACTTATTTATGTTTTAGACAAAAAGTTCCACGATTATTTTTTACCGTCTACTTTAGAAACAACAGACATTCAATTTAACATTTTAAATAAAACCAATAAATCTTTCAAAGTAGATGAGTATGATACACCAGCTCATACACACTTTTACAGAGAACACTACTTCAGAAACAACATTAATAGTATAATTCCTGTTACTAAACACTTAGAAAAATGGGATCATATTTTTAATGAAATAAAACAACACATGAATTACAGACCAAATACTTGGTTTGATAAAGAATACACTAGTGTATTTAAAAGAATAGAACAAGAAGGTATCAAAATTAGTCCAACTAAATTTAATCACTTTTTTGAGCCTACATTTGAAGACTACAGTATTAGTAAAAATAAAATACATACTTCGTACAATCTTTACAATGTTACTACAAGACCGAGCAACGCATTTAACAACATAAATTTCGCCGCACTTCCTAAAGAAAACGGCGCGAGAAACGTGTTTATTCCTAACAACGATTATTTAATAGAATATGATTTTTCAGCTTACCATCCTTCCCTTATTGGTTCCCTTTTTAATTTTAAATTTAGTAGTGATCCCTATTTGGATCTATCAGAAATACTTGGAGTATCAAAAGAAGAAGCGAAGGAAATTACGTTCAAAAATCTTTATGGAGAAATTAAAGAAGAAAACCGAAATAAAGTATACTTTGGACAAATCAATGGACTAATTAAAAAAATGTGGTTAATTTACAATCAAGAAAACAGAATAAAATTAGCAACTGGTCGAGTTTTACACAAGTCTGATGATTTAAGTCCAACTAAAATATTTAACTATTACATTCAAAGTTTAGAAACTAAAAGTAACGTAGAATTAGTTGGAAAAGTGTTAGACTTTTTAGAAACTAAAAAGAGTAAAATAATTCTTTACACATATGATTCTATTCTTATAGATTTCAGTAAAGAAGACGGAATTGAAACAGTAACTAAAATAAAAGAATTGTTAGAAAGTACAGGCTATACAACAAAGATGAAGAAAGGACTAGATTACACACTTTAATATATTTATATGTAACATGGAGTTAAAAAAATGTTCTAAGTGTAAACAACAAAAACCTATAAATTTATTTGGGTTTGATAAAACAAGAAAAGATAATCTTACTTGTAGGTGTAAAGAATGTATAAATCAATATTATGAAAATAATAAACAATCTAAAAAAGAATATTATGAAAATAATAAAAATGAAATTAGTAGAAAAAATAAAGAATACAGTCAAAAACCTGAAGTAAAAGAAAGAAAACAAAAATATATCAAAGAATACAGTCAAAAACCTGAAGTAAAAGAAAAAAATATACTGTATAAACAAAAACCTGAAGTAAAAGAAAAAATAAATAAGTATCAAAAACAAAAAAGGAATAATCCGTTATATAAATTACAAACTAATATTAGAACTGCTATATCTACATTAATTAAAGAAAAAGAATTTAATAAAAGAAAAAATACATTAAAAATAATTGGATTAGAAAGTTGGGACTGTTTAAAAAAACATATAGAAAAACAATTTACCGAAAATATGAGTTGGGATAATTATGGAGTAGGTAAAAATAATACTACATGGCATATAGATCATATAACACCTATATCATTAGCTAAAACAGAAACCGAAATTTATAAATTAAATCATTATTCTAACTTAAGACCAATGTGGGGAAGTAATAATATTAAAAAACGAGATAAAATATTATAAGATGAAAAATATATTTTATGATTATTCTTCGATATTTATTAGCAGTATCAATTTTGACATGAAGAATAAGTTACTGTGCTCGTTTACAGCTCAAAATCGTTTATTAGACACTATTGCTGGTATAACATCTCGTTATGCTATAATGTATGATAAGATGTTTGTATTGGAAAGTCCACAAACAACTGAGTACATAATTACTTATAACATAGACACTGAAAACTCAGTTAGTGAAATTCCAGAAAACACGATTTTATTACACCGAAAAAAAGAATCTAATACTTTATATACTATCAATGCTTTAAACACATTAATCAAACAATTAAATAATGGTGTGTTAGATAATCAATTTAGAATAACTTGGAATGATTATCAAAATAGTATATTATTAACTCAAGGTCCAGACCTTCGTATTTTAAATACAAAAATTTACAAAATCATTAATATATAATTGGCTTTTAGTCTTTTATTTGTTATATTAGTAGAGAAATAATAAAATTGTTATGGATATTAATCAAATCAAAAATCGCTTGAATTCCCTTCAAAATAAGAAAGGGGGCTCTCAAAACAAAGAAGAAAGAGCTAAAAACTTTTGGAAACCTGTTGTAGGTAAACAAATTATTCGTGTAGTTCCTAGTAAGTTTGACAAGTCAAATCCTTTTAAAGAGGTTTATTTTCACTATGGTGTAGCTAATCGTTCAATGATTGCTTTGACTAACTTTGGTGATAAAGATCCTATTGTAGAATTTGCAAGTCAACTTCGTAAGTCATCAGACAAAGAAAATTGGCAATTGGCTAAGAAAATTGAACCAAAAATGAGAGTATTTGCTCCTGTTATTGTTAGGGGTGAAGAAGAAAAAGGTGTTCGTTTGTGGGAATTCGGTAAGGAAACTTATCTTGAATTGTTAAGTATGGTTACCGATGAAGACATCGGAGACTTTTCTGACATTTACGAAGGTCGTGATTTGACTATTGAAACTGTAGGACCTGAAGTAACTGGTACTAAGTACAATAAGTCAACAGTACGTCCTCGTACTAAAATTACTCCTTTGAGTGATAACAGTGCCCAAGCCAAAATGTGGTTGAGTGAACAGCCTGAAATTTTGACTCTTTACAAAAAGTATGAGTATGATGAAATGAAAAACATTTTGTTGACTTGGTTGAATCCTGAAGCAGAAGGTGAAGAATCAGAAACTGAAGAAGTTGAACAACCAACAACCTCAGTAGCTACAAATTACGCAACTCCTACTACTAAGAAAAAGTCTTCATTTGATGAGGATGAGTTTGATGCTTTGTTTACTGATGCTAAAGCTCCGTCTAAATTCGATGATGATGACGATTTACCTTTCTAATCTGTAAAAAATGGCCAAGAAAAAACTAACAGAAGCTATTTCTGGTGCTGTCAAAGGTAACTTTAACCTTGAATCGTTTAAAAAATCAAAAAACTTGAGTAACAATCAAGTAACATTTAAAGATCAACGTTGGATTCCACTTTCAGCAGCATTTCAAGACGTTCTTTCATTGCCAGGTATTCCTATGGGCCACATAACTTTGTTACGTGGTCATAGTGATACTGGTAAAACTACAGCTTTGATTGAAGCCGCTGTATCAGCCCAAAAAATGGGAGTATTACCTGTATTCATTGTTACTGAAATGAAATGGAACTGGGATCATGCTCGTCAAATGGGCTTTCAAATGGAAGAAGTAGTAGATGAAGAAACTGGAGAAATAATAGATTACACAGGTAATTTTATTTATGTAGACAGAAGTTCACTCAATACTATTGAAGATGTAGCTAGTTTTATTGCTGATTTGTTGGATGAACAGGCCAAAGGAAGATTACCACACGATTTATTATTTTTGTGGGACTCAGTTGGTTCAATACCTTGTTCAATGAGTATTGAAAAAAACTCAAATAATCCTCAGTGGAATGCTGGTGCAATGAGTCAACAGTTTGGTAACTTTATTAACCAAAAAATCATTTTGTCAAGAAAATCTAATACACCATACACAAATACAATGGTAGTAGTAAATAAAATATGGGTATCACCAGCAGAAACACCAATGTCTCAACCTCGTATGAGAAATAAGGGTGGTGATACAATGTTTTTTGACGCAAGTTTGATTGTAACATTTGGAAACGTTACAAACAGTGGAACAAGCAAATTGAAAGCTACTAAAAATGGTAAAGACGTTGAGTTTGCTAAACGTACTCGTATTATGTGTGATAAAAATCACGTTACTGGTGTAACTACTAAAGGAACAACTGTAATAACAGTACATGGTTTTATTGATGATGATCCAAAGGCAATAGATCAATACAAAAAAGAACACAAAGACGAGTGGCTAACAATATTGGGAGCAGGTGACTTTGAAATTAAAGAAGACTTATCTGAGTGGGATGAAAGTAAAAATGGTATTTTAGCCGTAAACGATGGAGAATAATATCGATCCAGATTTTCAAGCGATAATAGATAAACTTAGTAAAGCAAGACAGGGCAACAGTCCTGTTTTGCAATCTAAGGTACTTATTATTGATGCAATGAATACGTTTTTACGTTCATTTGCTATTATTAATCACATAAATCCTAAAGGCAACCACATTGGAGGTCTTACTGGTTTCTTAAAATCAGTAGGTTATGCTATAAAACACACTAATCCTACAAGAGTTATTATTGCGTTTGAAGGTGAAGGTTCAACTCTCAACAAGAAAAACTTATATCCTGATTATAAAGGAACCCGTAAACTAAAACGAATTACCAACTTTGATGGATTTTCAAGTCAAGAAGATGAGTCAGAATCAATAGAAAATCAGTTGTTAAGACTCGTGGAATATTTACAATGTCTTCCTTTAGACATGTGTGCTATTGATAGAGCAGAAGCAGACGATACAATGGCTTATCTTGCCACGAAATTTGCACCTACTCATGACGTAGTAATTATGTCATCAGATCAAGACTTTTTACAGTTAGTAAGTCCAAAAATTACAGTTTACTCACCTACTAAAAAGAAGTTTTATGATCCTAACAAAGTAAAAGAAGAATATGGTGTTCTACCTCAAAACTATCTTCAAGTAAAAATCTTATTAGGTGACTCAAGTGATAATATTCCTGGTGTTCCTAAGTTAGGCCCTAAGAAACTTATTAAAAACTTTCCAGAATTACAAGAATCTACTGTAGTTAGTCTAAAAGACATTTTAGAAAAAAGTAATACTACTAAAGGAACTATGTATGAAAGTGTTAGTATGTTTCAACATCAATTAAAAATTAATGAAAAATTGATGAACTTACACAATCCTAATTTGTCTAGTATGATGATTTTAGAATTAGAAGATTTAATTTCTCAACCTAAAAGTACTATGGATAAAAGTAAGTTTCTTACTATGTACCAACAAGACTTGTTAGGTAATAGTATTCCAAATGTAGAAAACTGGTTAGTAAATGTTTTTACTCATCTTATGGTTTCTAAAAAATAAATTATTATAATATAAAAAAGTTATGGTTTCATTTAATAAGTTATCGCAATACGGGTTACCTTTCCAACTCAAGGTAATCAATCAGCTCTTGACAAATAAAGAGTTCTTACTAAACATTAGAGATACAGTTCAAGAAGAATACTTTGATAATTCATCTTTACAATGGATTGTAACAAGAACTTTAAAGTATTTTGACCAGTATCATACAAGTCCTACTTTAGAAGCTTTACAAATTGAAGTTAAAAAATTAGATAATGACTTGTTAAAAACTAACGTCATTGAACAACTTCGAGAGTCTTACAGAATAGAAAACAGTGATGCTGAATATGTAAGAGAAGAATTCAGTAACTTTTGTAAAAACCAACAACTTAAAAAAGCATTGCTTACTAGTGTAGATCTTTTAAATTCAGGAATGTATGATGATATTAGATCTTTAATTGACAGTGCTTTAAAAGCAGGAATGGATAAAAACATCGGTCACGAATACAGTAAAGATGTAGAATCCAGATACAGACCAGATGCTAGACAAATCGTTCCTACACCTTGGAAAGACATCAATAAACTTCTTATGGGAGGTTTAGGAGGGGGAGATTTAGGTCTAGTATTTGGTAATCCTGGTGGTGGAAAAAGTTGGATGATGGTTGCTTTAGCAGGACATGCTGTAAAAATGGGATTTAATGTTGTTTATTACACATTAGAATTAGGTGAAGTTTATGTAGGTAAACGATTTGACGCTTTTTTTGCTAATGAACCTGTAAATTTAATTCACTTACACAGGAAAAAAATTGAAACTGAAATTAACAAGTTAGAGGGTAAATTAGTTGTAAAAGAATTTAGTATGGGAAAAGTAACTATTCAAACCTTAGAATCTCATATTCAAAAACTTAAAGACATGGACATTGATCCTGATTTGGTTATTATTGATTATATTGATTTGTTGAGATCTCCAAAAAGAAGTGTTGACAGAAAAGATGAAATTGATGATGTTTATGTTGCTACAAAAGGTTTAGCAAGAGACTTAAATATTCCTATTTGGAGTGTAAGTCAAGTAAACAGAGCTGGAGCACAAGACGACATTATTCAAGGTGATAAAGCAGCAGGCAGCTATGATAAAATCATGATTTCAGATTTTTGTTTGTCTTTGTCAAGAAAAAAAGAAGACAAAGTAAATGGAACAGGAAGATTACACGTAATGAAAAATCGTTATGGTATGGATGGTCTTACTTACAATGC